CTACTGGTGCAACTTTAACTTTTTCAAATGGCGCTCCATCAAATGGTAAAGATGCCGTAATTAAATTAACAGGAACAATCACTACAAACATTGATGTTGTAATTCCTGATTCAGTTGAAAAAACTTACATTATTGAAAATGGAACTTCAGGAGCTTTTACTGTAACTGTTAAAACTACTTCAGGAACTGGAGTAACTTGGGCAGCAACAGATAAAGGTACTAAAATGGTTTACTCTGATGGTACTAACGTTGTTGACACAGCTTTTACAGATTTATCTTCAGACATCACTCCACAATTATCTGGAGTACTAGATACAAATGGAAATGATATTATCATTGATGATGCTGGTGCAATCGAAGATGATTCAAACAATCCATATATTAGATTTCAAAAAACAGCTTCAGCTGTAAACTATTTTGATGTAACTAACCAAGCAACTGGTTCTTCTCCATCAATAGCTGCAGTTGGTGGTGATACTAATTTAGATTTTCTTTTAACTCCAAAAGGTATTGGAAGAATTACATTAGATGGTAATGGTAAAATTCAAGGTCTTGCAGAAAAAGTAAATGTCAATGCTACATATACTTCAAACATTAACATTGATACAAATACTCAAGCAGTTCAATTAGATACTGCAGCAGCTGATGCAAACTTTACAGTTAATTTAAGAGGTGATGGTTCAAACTCTTTAGATGCGTCTATGGATGTTGGAGAATCAATCACAGTTGCATATGTTTCAAAACAAGGTGCAACAGCTTATTATAATACTACAGTACAAGTAGATGGAACTACAGTAACTCCAGTATGGCAAGGTGGAGCAGCTCCTACAGCTGGAAATACAACATCAAACGATGTGTATACTTACACAGCTATCAAAACAGGTGGTTCAGTATTTACTGTACTTGCAGCTCAAACGCAATTTGCGTAATAACAGGAGGATAGAAAGATGCCGATTATAGGTTCATTTGCAGCAGGATCCGCAGGAGGATTTGGTCAAAGAAAAGGCCAACCAGAAATTTTTATTACTGCAACTGGCGGAACTATCACTACAGATGGTGATTATAAAATTCATACATTTACAGGACCTGGAACTTTTGAAGTAACTGATGGTGCAGGTGGTGAACTTTCTTACATGGTTATTGCTGGAGGAGGTGGTGGAAGTTCTGCTGCCAACCCAGGTAACTGGGACAATGGTGCTGGCGGAGGTGCAGGAGGCTTTAGAGAAAATAGAGCTGCAAACGATTCATATAGTGTCTCACCTTTAAATGGTTCTACTCCGATAAAAGCTACTATAACTTCTTACCCTATAAGTGTTGGAGGAGGAGGTGCTCCAGCTGGAGGTGAACCATCACCTCCAGGAGGTTCAGGAAGTTCAAGTTCTGCTTTAGGAATTACATCCGCTGGAGGCGGAGGCGGAGGAGGAACTGCTCCAGATTCTGGTTTAGCAGGCGGTTCTGGTGGCGGTGCAGTAGGTACTTATGGTACTCCTGGTGGAGCAGCAGGAAATACACCCCCAGTAAGTCCACCTCAAGGTCAACCTGGAGGTGCAGGCGCTGATGGTGGGCCAAGTCCAGGAGAAAAAGCTAATTCAGGAGCAGGCGGAGGTGGCGGTGCAACTGGTGCTGGTGGAAATGCTGTAATTCAAACTGGTGGAAATGGTGGATCTGGTGCAACGACTTCAATAAATGGTTCTGCTGTCGCAAGAGCAGGTGGCGGTGGAGGATCAGGATCACCTGGTTCTCTTGGAACAGGAACTGATGGTGGTGGAAATGCACAAAGTAGTGGAGGTTCTCCTGGAACAACTAATACTGGCGGAGGAGCTGGAGGAGCTGAAGTTGGAAATGGTGGAGCTGGTGGTTCTGGAATTGTAATAATAAGATATAAGTTTCAGGCAAGTTAAGGAATAAATTTTATGGCACATTTTGCAAAAATAAGTAATAATAATGAAGTTTTATCTGTATTGTATGTAAATGATAGAGATACTCAAAATTCAGAAGGTATTGAAATAGAATCAGTAGGTCAAGCTTATTTGGAACAACATAATAATTGGCCTGCAGCACAATGGATTAAAACTTCATACAACACAACTAGAAATCAACATAAATTAGGTGGTACACCTTTTAGAGGAAACTATGCAGGTATAGGTTATATTTGGGACCAAGAAAATCAAATTTTTTTTGAACCAAAACCATATGCTTCATGGGTAAAAAATATTGAAACTGCATCTTGGCAATCACCCATCGGTGATAAACCAACATTAACTGAAGAACAAACTTCACAAAATACAGCTGGAACTCACAGATGGGGTTACAACTGGAATGAAGAAACTCAAGCCTGGGATTTGACAAACAGCCAAACATAATATATATCTGGTGGTGGTATGCAAAAGAAAGTTTTAACAGAACAAGCTTTATACTTCGGTGATGTTTCAATGCCTAAAGGTTTTGAAATAAATAAAGAATTACTTAAAAGTAATATTCTAGAATCTATATTAACTAATCAAAGCTTAAAATTTTCTAAAACATGGGATATGTTAGATACTTATGTTAAAGATCACATAGGTTTAAAACATGGAATTAAATTAATTAATAAAGAATCATGGGGTAATGTATATGAACAAAAAGAAATTACTCCACCATTATCACACATCAATCAAGTAAATTTACAAAATTCCCCTGATTTTATTTTATTGTACGGAGTAGAAGTAAAAAATTGCAAAGTTGTAATAATGTATGATGATAATAGACGCAAAGGAAATACTTGGGAAATACCATTAAAAAATAATCATTTCATAATGTTTCCATCAACAAATTTATATTACATAGTTAATGAAAATACATATGATTTTAATTATATACAAACTATTACTTATGAATATGTATAAAAAATTGTAATGAATTTAAATAATTATTTTTGGTGGTTTAAAGATGCTTTGCCACATAGATTTTGTGATGATGTAATTAAATATGCTTTATCGCATAAAGAATCTCTTGCTGTAACTGGAGACTATCATAATAAAAAAAATCTTAACAAAAAAGAAGAGAACGATTTAAAAAAAACAAGAAATTCTAATGTAGTATGGTTAGATGATCCATGGATTTATAAAGAGTTACATCCTTATGTGCACATAGCAAACAGAATGGCAGGTTGGAATTTTGAATGGACGAGAAGCGAATCATGTCAGTTTACAAAGTATAAAATAAATCAGCATTATGATTGGCACTGTGATGGCTGGAACAAACCTTATGATAAACCAGGACCTGATAATGGATTAATTAGAAAAATATCTATGACGTGTCAATTAACAGATGGATCAGAATATAAAGGAGGAGAACTTGAATTTGATTTTAGAAATGTACATCCAAATAAAAAAAATATAATTTCTTGCAATCAAATTATTTCTAAAGGTTCTATTGTTTTGTTTCCTAGCTTTGTTTGGCATAGAGTAAAACCAGTAACAAGTGGCACTAGATATTCACTTGTAGTGTGGAACTTAGGAAAAGTATTTAGATAAATGAATAAAATAATAATACAAGATAATTTTTTAACAAAAATTGAATGTGAAAAACTTATTAAATTTTATGAATCTAAAGAACAACCTCCAATATTTGATACAACATATCCATTACCTTTAGAAAAAAATAAACATAGATCTTTAGTTAAAAAAATAAATAAAGTAGGAATGTCTATAAATAAATCAGTTATAGAATGGTTTCAAATTGTTAAATGGCCTTTTCCAAATAAAGGTAAAAACCTTCACTTAGATTCAGCTTCTAATAAAACTATTTTAAGTGCTATTATTTATTTAAACAATGATTTTAAAGGAGGTTATACTTGGTTTAAAGATACTACACATATAGCACCAGTTGCGGGAAGAGCTATATTTTTTGACGGGACAAAATATCCTCATGGTGTTTCAATTATTGATGAGGGTATTCGATACACAATAGCTATATGGTTTAAAAAAAATAAATGAGTTTTAAAAAAAATAAATACACGGTAATAAAAAAGATTATAAGCAAAGACTTAGCAACTTTTATTGCAAATTATTTATGTATTAAAAAACAGGTTTATGATACTTGTCTTCAAGCTAGATACATTTCACCATATGAAACTTTACTTGGTTTCTATGAAAATGAGAATCAACAGATTCCAAATACGTATTCTTGTTATTCCGATATAGCAATAGAAACATTACTATTAAAATGTCAACCGGACATGGAAAAAGTAACAGGATTAAAATTATATCCTGCATATACTTATGCAAGAATTTATAAAAAAGGCGATGAACTTAAAAGACACAAGGATAGATTTAGTTGTGAAATATCTACCACTATGAATTTAGGTGGTGACGATTGGCCAATCTATTTAGAGCCATCTGGTAAAGAAGGAATGAAAGGTGTTAAAGTAAATTTAAAACCAGGAGATATGTTAGTGTATTCTGGTTGTGAATTAGAACATTGGAGAGAAAAATTTGAAGGTGAAGAATGCGTACAAGTATTTCTTCATTATAATAATCGTAGAACAAAAGGTGCTAAAGACAATATGTTTGATAAGCGTCCTCATTTAGGTCTTCCAACCTGGTTTCAACGATGATATATCTTATGATGGATGCAACGGACACCACCACATACCATTCGTTGCATCCTTTATAAGAAATGAAAAATTTTTATAGTAAATTAACAAATATTAAATTAGCAAATTTAAAACAAAAAAAGAATGAGTTATGGGACGTTGAAGGCATATTACGTAATCAAAAATTTAAATTTGATACTAGACCAATTCAAAACAACAGTAAGATAGGAAGTTTTAAAACTAAAGCTGACAAAATGGTATTTAATATAAAAAATGAATATGTTATTGTTGATGTAGAAGAATTGCATCAATATTTAAAAGAAAATAATTTGAAAGAAGTCCATTTACAAAATTTGATATTTAAGTTAGAGTGGAATATAATATTACCAAAATAATTAAAATGAAAGATAATGAAAATAAACCAGTACTATATCCTTTGTTTAGTAAAGTGGTATATGTCAAAAAAACAAATATAAATACAGATAAAATATTATCTTTAATTAAAAAAGAAAATTTTAGAATTTCTAAAGATTATTTAAGTAATAGTGCACAAGGTTCAATGAACAATAATATATTAGATAAAAAACAATATAAATTTTTAAAAAATATAATTATGAAAGAAATAAATTTTTATACGCAAAATGTTATGAAGTATAAAAATAATTTTCAATTAACAAAATCTTGGCTAACTAAAACTGAAATTAATCAAGAATCTGATTATCATAATCATTTTAATTCTTTTTTAAGTGCAGTTTTATATATAAAAGTAGATCAGTATTCTGGAAATATTAGTTTTATTAATCATAATAATAATTTATTTGATTTAAAGGTAACCGAAGATAATATATGGAATTCAAGAACATTTACTTTTAAACCATGTGATGGGTTATTAATGATATTTCCTAGCGATATGCACCACAAAGTTTTGCGGAATGAAAATAATACTGATAGATATTCTTTAGCTATGAATTTTTTTCCTGTTGGAGAAATAGGAGAAAATGATTCTGATGGTTACGTAAATATATTAAAGATTAAAGGTTTTTCATAAAAAATAACACTGTATTTTTACAAAGTTTGATCTATAAAATATATTGAAATATAATACTATCAAAAAATTAAAAAGCATATATAATGAGGTGCTATGCTTCAAAAACTACAATTTAAACCCGGTTTCAATAAACAAATAACACAATCAGGAGCTGAGTCTCAATGGACTGATGGTGATTTTGTTCGATTTAGATATGGACTACCTGAAAAGATAGGTGGTTGGTCACAACTTACTACAGATAATTTAACAATACCAGGTGCTGCTAGAGCACAACATACATGGACTTCTTTAGCAGGAGAAAAGTATGCAGCAATCGGTACATCACAAGGTTTGTTTTTATATTATGGTGAAGACTTTTTTGATATTACTCCACTCGATACAGCAATCACTGGAGCAACATTTAATTCAACAACAGGTTCTGCAACAGTAACTGTTAATAAAACTAGTCATGGATTGGTTGCTAATAGATATGTAAAATTTTCATCAGTGTCTTTACCTGGTGGTGGAGAAACAGATTTTACCGTAACACAATTTCAAAACAATACTTTTGAAATATCTAATGTTACAAGTAATACATTTGATATTACAATGCCAGCAAATGAAGGTGGTACTGGTATGTCAACACAAGGTTCTGCACAAATAGATCCTTATGTAGTTGTTGGTCCAACATTTCAAACAGCAGGATATGGATGGGGCACAGATACCTGGAACGTGTCAACATGGGGCACTGAAAGAACAACTAGTAACGTGGTTCTGGATCCAGGCCTCTGGAGTCTTGATAACTTTGGTCAAATATTAATTGCAACAATACATAATGGTAAAACATTTACTTGGGATGCAGGAGCAGCAGCACCTAGAGCAAACAGAGCAACACTCATGTCAGGAGCTCCAACTAAATCAAGATTAACCTTAGTATCCGATAGAGATAGACATTTATTTCATTTTGGAACTGAGACAACAATTGGAAATTCATCAACACAAGATCCAATGTTTATAAGATTTTCTGATCAAGAAGATTATACTACATACCAACCAACAGCAACAAATACCGCAGGTACATTTAGACTAGATACTGGCAATGCAATTGTTGCAGCTATTCAAGGTAAAGATTATGTATTTGTATTAACGGATAGTGCAGCATATGTAATTCAATTTGTTGGACCACCATTTACTTTTTCAGTAAGACAAGTTGGTACAAACTGTGGAT